ACTTGTAAAAGTCAATTATTTATCAGCATTTATTTGAAATATTCAACAACATATGTAAGCGATTCATCCCATGACTAAAGTCACGGGTGTTCTCGCATTACATCATAAATTAAATCTATTTTACCTTTAGGTAATTGTTCCATCAGTTCAAGATTATCCATACAAAAAATCTTATTTATATAATCTATGATTATATCACTCCTTTTTATAAAATAAAACTCATCTTTTATCTTAGTGAATTCTTTTGTTCCATGCTTCAATAGCTTTTTCTTCTGCTTTTAATCCAGCAATTTCTCTTGCTTCTTTCCATGTTTGATTTTTATTTTCTTTAATTGCTATTTCTGAAAATTCTCCATTTGAGCTTCCAAAATGACAATCATGACATGCAATATCTGCATACATTTTATTGTGATCATATGGATTTATATAATTTCCACTATATGCTGATTTTTTATCTGTGTGATATGGAGATAACCAATGCCATGATATAATGTTTGTACTTCCACAATGAGGACATGGTTTCTTTTCTGTCATAATATTTCCTTCTTCCATAGAATCAAATTTAAATCAAATTCGGGTTCTATCTTATTAAATATCTTCTCCAATATATTCTTGTGCAAAATTCCATTCAAGATCATCAAGCCAACTATTTAAAGAATAAGCAAGTTCATCATTATTCGTTTCTCCTGCATATGTTTTAAGTGCAGTCAATGCTACTTCATCAATATCTGGTCTAAGTACAAAACAATTAGTTACTTCTTTACCATCTTTATCATAAACCTTATAATTAGACTTAAACTTTTCCATATATATCTTCCTTTTAATATTTGATTATTATTGAATAGAGCTATCATTTGCTTCGATTTTAATAATCATAACCTAATTTAATCATAATCTTTTTCTTTATGTCGTAAATTAATGTTCTACAGAATGATCTTTCATAAAAACATCCATGATCACAACATTGATTTTTGCATGTTTTACAATCTAAAAAGTGATTATCCATTTTACTGCTCCTTTACTCTGCCCACATAATTGGAACGTACTTAAACCGACTTGGCACTTGACCGTATGTACAATTGAATTCTTCTTGGAACCTATAAATATTTGTCATACAGATTAGATATCTGATGTACCCATCTACAAGTTCAACGTTCTTAGAATTCTTAATCCTTCTTACTGTAACAGGTTCATCAATAAAACCATTCTGAAAATAACGTCGATAGTATTCTCTGACCTTCCATACTTTAGGTGTGGTTGCAAGAAAATCATTAGACACTCGAATATTTTTGATGTTGATATACCCATGTGTTCCAGATGGGCGATGATTGATACTCCAAATCATTTGACTAATTGACCTCATAAATAGATACATCTCCTTTAATTTAAGTTTAATATTATTACTATTGATTAACTTTAGATTGTGCTGAATCTAAATCATATAAGTCATTATTTGTAAACATAAAATTCCTTTCCAATAAAACAATCGATTTATCTTACTGCTCATCACAAATATCTTTGATTGTATTATCATTATATCCTAACTTTTTATAAAATCCAGATAATACATTTTCAATCTGATCTCTTGAACCATCATAATAAGCATAAAATCCTTCCCTTGCAGCCATGTAAATACAATCGCTTATTGCTTTCAATTCCTGTTCTGTAATATCAATTTTTATTTTAATCACCTCATCGAATAAAATCACAGTTTGATTATATTAGTTTTTAATAATTTCTTCTAACATTCTTGGTTTGTAGTTCATATAATCAATCATACATCCAACATTATACATTTTACACGGATTTCCTATTTTATGTTCGTTCTGAATGTAATTCAATAAATGGTCATAATCTCTTGTTACATGAACGTGACCATATAAATGAATTGTACCATGCCACTGATTTTTCCAATACATAATAGGATAATGACTCAAAATGATAAGCTGATTATTTAAATAAATTTCATCATAATCTTTAATTGTAATAAACTGTTCTCTGCATCTTTTGTCTTTAACAATATTATCATGATTACCTTTAATTAAAATTTTCTTTCCTTTAAGCTGTTTCAAAATATTATAAGTTTGTTCTGGATTATACCAAGATACATCACCTAAGATATAAACAGTATCATCGTTATTAATTATATCGTTCCAATTAGTAATTAGTGTATTATCCATTTCTTCAATTGTTTTGAACGGCCTATTATCAAATCGAATAATATTGTAATGACCAAAATGTAAATCGCTAATAAAATATGTATTCATATTTCCCTCAACTTTCTATATCCTATTATAGCTGTTAAAATATTAAAAGTCAAGTACTGTGTTTAATATTTTTAGTATTGTATTATGAGTAACTTACTTCTTTTCCAACTTCTCTGAGACTAATAAAAATCGGAAATTGTAAACTCACATTGCCTGTAGTTTTATCATTGCTCTCTTCTTTGTATTTTACTTCAATGACTCTGCCAACTAATTCATCACATTTATTCCAGAATTCTGTACGCTGTTCATCTGACATACCGCTACCTACATTGAGTTCATTGCCTTTATAATCTACTACAAATGCACCTAGCGTACCAGACAGTCTACCAGACCCCTCTTCAAGTCTTAGAATCTTCAGGTCACAAGTATAAAATCTCTTTACTTTCAGAATTCCACTATGACGTTTACATTTGTACACCACATCTTTATCGAGCATACAACCTTCTTTATCTTCTGAAACCATCTTGTCAAGATATTTTGAAATCTGTGTCTGATCTGTGCCTTCATAAAACATATCTACAATTGCAATATTATTCAAATGTTTTTCTCGAATAGTATCTCGCATATTATTGAGTATTTCCCTACGTTTACAATATTTAATAGTTCCAATACCTTTATTAAACTCTTCAACAGACAGTACGTCATACATAGTGAAATTAATGCAAGATTTATCTGCGTCATCAGAATTTAGGATTCCAGTACCGATTCTAAAATTTTCATTATCTGAAATACCATCAATATTTTTACGTCTAAGTTCTCCGTCAAGAACAATGCTATCAGCTTTATCCCCAAGTAACACTTTAATATCATTGACAATGTGATTTAATCCTGTAAATTCTTTTCCTTGTCTGCTAATAATTTTACCCTTATAATATGTACCTCTATTACCATTTAGCTTTTCACTTAGCGAAAACCATTCTCCTTTCTTCAAAGGATATTTATCAATACTATATGCTTGCTGCACTTCCCATGTTGGAATAAAATTATTGCCATATACTTTGTTGACTGTCTTTGTATCAATGCCTAATTTCAATGACTTTGTAAGAATATCTTTAATAAAGAATCTTGTCTCTGCATCAAAATTAGCAAAATAACTTTCACAAACTGAAATATCAATATCTTTTCCTGTATTATTCTTTTTGATATATTCAAACAAATTACGAATATCAGTTGTGGAATAGCCATTATTTAGTTTTTCACTATAATTAACATTTGGTAAAACACCTATATTCTTATTGATTTTCTTTTCGCTTAATCCTGTAATAATATGTGAATCAAGTAAAAATTTTAGAATATCTGTAAACAGTTCATTGTTCTGGTTTTCTTTGAGAATCTGTTCTTTACCTTTTTTTGAATTAGTTGACTGCAATTTATCAAAAATCGATTTTACACTTTCAATAGTATTAATGTTTGTCACTCTCCTTAATTTGGAATTTATCAATATACCACTTATAATTTTCTTCTCCAAGAAGTAATTTCAACATATCATAATTTACCTTACAATTCGCACAATGAATAATTGCTTTTCGTCCATAAATTCTCCTTTTATACTGAAAGAACTGTTTCATTTGCTATATGTAAATAACTTTTCAATTCTTTTAATATTTTTATTATTGGTATCTCTAATATCTGTTTTTGTTGGTATAGTTAAAACACTTATAAAATCATTTGGCGCATTGTATTCTGAAATATAAACATCATTATCTATTGACCATCGTCGCATAACATCCCAAAATTCATCAGAATTAAAATCTGGAACTCCTGTATATTTTGTAGTACCTTGATACGGTGGGTCACAATAAATCAAACAATCATGTGGATTTAATATTTTATAATCTTTACATTCAAATATCACATCTTTTATATATGGAAACTGTTTTATTATTGAATTTTTAGCATTTTTACAATAATTTCTTCCATTATGGTCTCTTGCATAACCACCAAACCATTTTCCTGAAAAACTACATCCAAATCCTACGAAGCCTGTAAGTGCTTTATTCTCATTTTTATGACTTTTTATATATTGATATTGTTCTTCTGATAATGTATCAGGTAACTCATAGCCATTTTGTACTCCTTTGTACATCTCTATAAGGTATTCGTTCAAATCATAAGCATACCGTTTGTCTGTCATCTTAGAAACAATATTTGCTCCACCCACAAATGGTTCTATATATATTTGATTTTCTTTTCTATGTGATTCAAGAAAAGAAACTATATATTTAGCTATCTTAGCTTTTCCACCAAAATATTGTATAATCATTACTCCTTTATTTTTAATATTATTGAATTAAATCAATATTTCATCTTATTATATTTGTAAAATAATGTACCAACGTTTCATAAATCCATAAACCGCTATATTGGTTGTCTGGCATAAAAACTATTTCAAGATTATACTTTTGGTTAAAACTATGTAAACTACCAAGATATGACTTTGGATTAAATTTAGTTTTATAATTTTGATTCACAATATCTGCATAACTTGAATTTTCAATCAATAAATATTTTTTACCTTGATAAATTGACATTTCCTTTTCAAACCTATCACGATTCTGCGTTAGGTTACCACTTAATTCATCTAAAGATGCTTTACGTTCAATCATAATTTTATGGCTAAAATCTAAACAACGATTTATATTTAAATCAGGGTTAGCAGATATGTAAAAAGAATAATCTCCATTTGATAATGCTTTTGTTTTATATTCAATTTTATGCCTATCAAACCAGTCTATAATATGCTGATTCACTTTCTCGCGTGTGTCTATCCATATTCCTATAGATTTTATTAATTGTTTCTTTTCTGTATCAGTATATTTATATAAATCTAAAATCAAAATCACCTCACAAATGAATATTTTTTTAATACTAATTCTGTTTCATCTTTCCTATAAAAATTGCCCTCTGAATCTTTACCCCACTTCTTTTCTTCATTAACTTCAATCGTTTTAATCATATCACCGACATTTAATGGTGCGGTTTCCAATGTCTTAGCTTTTACCTTGACTATATCATTTGTACCATCATGAATACGATATAAAGTTACTTTTTTGTTTTTATACTTTCCATCTATATTTGTTACAACAGCATATATAGGAGCTATATTTTTATCAATCGTTTGAACATATCCTAAACAGTCTAATTCATAATGAATCTTATCCAATAAAGTTGTTGGGCGTATTTTTAAATTTTTCCACTGATATTGTACAAGCTGTTTCCAATCAAATCCTTTATATAATTTTTCTGTTACTTTCGTAGATAATTGTTTCATAACTTCTTCTGATAAATTGTACTTTACCAAGTCATCATGTTTAATTTGTTTTTTGTTTGCTAAATTGTTGTAAATTTGAATTTTATCAAGTAATTCATTTATCTGTCCAAAATCACAAAAATAATCTAATTTCACTAAAATATCAAGCTGTTTAGAATTAACAGAAGTTTTAGAACTAATATCTTGTAATAAATCAAAAAATGAAGAATATTGCTTTTGTTGTGATAAATCATAAAGTTCATTAGAAATACGTTGGTTTAATGCTTTTATAGATACTAATGATGGATTAATTACATGATTTTTCTTATCAGATGTAAACTGTCTATTATCATTGCCAAATTTATATTTTCCTTCTGTTATTCCAAATGCTTTTGTCATTTCTTGTTTAAATAACGAAACCTTATCTTTTTGTCCTTTATCTGAATAGTGCTGAAGCATAACTTCGTAAAATTCATATGGATAATATGCCTTTAACCATGCTCCGTATAAACTATCAAGAGCTACAGAATAACTATGACTTGAATTAAATCCATACCCTGCATTATCCTCTATAATCTGCCATACTTTTTTAGCATATTCAGATGCTTGTTCTTGTGATACTTTATCGTCTTCAATAATACGTTGTTTAAATCCAACGATATGTTGCTGCTCATCACCATTAATAAATGTATCTTTTAATGGCTTTACTTTTTCAGGATGTTTTTTTGCAATAGCTTTAATAATACCATAACATTGATCCATAGGAAATCCTGCATAGTGTAAAGTATTCATAGTTTGTTCCTGATAAAGCATAAACGAATAAGGTAATTGAGGTGTTTGGAGTAATTTATCAAATGCTTTAATTCCATACTCAAATTTTTCTCGTTTAGCAAATTTACCATACATAGAACGAAAAGCAGGTCTAATAGCTGCTACCCATGCTGCTAACTCTGAAATATTTTGTGGTTTGTATTTCATAAGTTTTTTAGTTGCCGATTCTTTTTCACATTGATTTATTCCCATAGTATATCCATTAGCATAAATGTCCCATACTTTTTTATTACCATCAATAATTTTTGTTAGTTCAGGCACGGTAGGTTGCTTAATACCAATTCGTTTACATATTTTGTCTATAAGAAGTACAACATCAACTTTTAGTAAGTCATTTTTAAGAAACTTATAATTTTCTGCTACTGCTCCATCTATAACTGTCGTAATATATTCTTTATGTGTTGAACTACTTTTACATTTGATTAAACCAATTTCTTTGCGAATATCACCATTATACAGTAAATAGCTACAAGGAGCTTTTTTCTTATCTACGACAATTCCCAAATAATTTTTGCTTTTATCGAGATATTCATGATATTGTTTATCCACATAATCATAGATACTCATATTTTCTTTTTCATCATCTGAAGCAAATTTGTATGCTTCATCATATTGGCTTAACTGCTCTGAAATTTTATTAGCTAAATCAAAATCCATATTTTTTGCTCTGGCATATAACTTGAAAGCAGCTTTCTTTTTTAATGTACCAAAAGCAATCATAGGATAAGCATGATTTTCTCCTAAAACTTCTTTTTGAGCTTCTTCAAAAATACTTTGGTCTGATACATTCATATCAATATCAGGTAATGACTTTGTTTCTTTGATACGGCTTTCACTGATAAAACGTTCAGGATATAATTTAATAGGTGATTGGAATCTATCAATAGAACTAAATCCACACAACGTATTTGTAAAATATGAAGGAGCTGATCCACGTCCTGTTTTTGTTAAAACACCTCCTAATTCTTTACCTCTTTTCATAATTTGATAATCCATAAGTGGATAGTCAACCATACCTGTATCTTTATAAGTATTAACTTCCATCTGTACACCATCAAAATATTCTTGATAGTATTCTTTGGGAACATTTTTCATATATTCTTTAAATTTCTTTGTAATTAATCGTCCATAAATTTCATTTTTTTCTTTTTGTGTTTTATCCGGATATAATGTAGGTAATTTAATATCTTTTTTAAAAATTTTATTATCATAGTAATCATCAAATGATAAACAAATATCTGTATTATTCATAGCTGTTAAAATTTCTTGTTCATTAAAAACACCTTGTTCTAAAAAACGTTTTATAACTGTTTTATCATCTGGATAATCCATATACCAATTATCTTCGCCATCATAATGAACATTTTTTGCCGCCAACAAATAATCTCTATCTGCACTTTGTTCTGGATAAATATAATGGCTATCTAATCCTACAATCATTTGAATATCATTTTTATAGGCAAAGTTTTTGATTCGTTGATTTAACATTTTTTGTGCGTCTGTATTATGATTTTGAATTTCAAGCATAAAATTGTCTTGAAAATAATTGTGCATTTTCAAATATATATCTTCAGCATCATCGTATTTCCATCCTGCAATACATGCAGATGTAATAAATACATCATCTTTAGGTAAACTAAAAATTAAAGATAAATCAATACGTGGTCTAAAATAATATCCTGATATATTTGCTTCTGCTAATATATCATTAATTGCTTCTCTACCGTTTTCATTTTTTGCAAGAATAACTATATGACAGTTTGTTCTATCTTTTGATTCTTTTGTTTCTATTTTCCCTTTACTTGTTCTATATTGATGCTTTTGAATTATTTCTCTATCTTTAACCCAATATGCTTCTGTCCCAAAAACAAACTTTAATAAATTCTTTTTATATTCCTGTTTATCAATTTTATGTTCATCATAAAGTTGTTTATATTTATCGTTATTCTCTTTAACCAATGTAAAAGGAACATAGTAATTTGATTGCCAACCATGTTCTACACTGCTTATTACTTTATGTCCTAATTCTTTACACCTATGTATATAATCTTCATATGTTGCCGTAGAATCAGCATTATATATATTACTATAACAAGTATGTTTGTGATAATTTTGCAAGCAATCCCTCCTTTAAAAAAGTTGTGAATCGTCTAAATCAGCTATATTATTTAAATCATTAAATGCTTTAATATATTTACAACTACTTTTGAAATTACATAAATTATTACAAAAAAATGTATCGTTTATTTCTTTCCCACTTTTTAATTGCTTTGTAAAATCTCTATGTTTCCAATTCTCTTCTTTGTTATCTAAAGATTCAAATAAATCAGCTTGCTGATTCATATAATCCATTGCTTCTTGTTTTATTTCATCTGTAAGTTCATAATACCTGATATAGGGTTTAATTGAAAATTGATTTTTAATATTGTTTGGAAGTATCTCTATGGATTTTGCCTGACTTGCTTGTTGTAAATAATATTCAGCTTCTATTTTATCATATCCAGCATTTAATAATTTGTTATAAATTACATCGTATAAAACAGATATGATTTGACTACGTTCTATTACTTTGGTTTGTAGTGTTTCTTTTTTTGAGTTAATTCTTGCTTTACCATTATATTTCACAGTGATATATTTTAACATTATCCAACCAACATTATGTATTTTATACCCTTCATATTCTTTTGCCATAGCATAGAGTACAAGCTGTCGTCCATGCTCTTTTACATTTTTATTAGTAAATTGACTTGATGTTTTCCAATCATAAATAGAAATTTCTTTGTCATTATGAAATTGGATTAGATCAATATAACCCTGTAAATATCGGTTATTTGATAATGGCAATAATACTAATTGTTCCGTTTGAAATTTACCTTTTGGCTTTTTAAATGTTTTACAAAAATCCGTCATATCAGCAACCCATTTATCTTTAATTGAATCATTACCATGTCTATCTTTAGGAAAAGTAATATTTAACATATCTATATCATCAAGCTCACTTTGTAATGCAGGTAATAAATCTTTTTCAGTTGCCTTATTTTCCATAAGCGCTTGTAATGTATCATGTACTTTTGTTCCCATAATTGAATAACAATTAGGAGTTCCCTTATTATGTAAAATGTATGTAAGATATGCACAATATAAACAATCATGAATTGTATTAGCTTTGCTGAAGCTATAAACCTTTGCCCCTTTATCATATAAAGCTTTTAACCTTGAGTCTAATACACGTTTTCCTATGATAACCACTTCACTTTCTTTTTCATTAAATATGCAAATTTTTCTTTTCCAACATCTGTGGGAGATTGTTTTTCTCCTTTTTTTAATATTTCATTTTCACTATCCCATACATATCCAACATGATTTTTATAAATTGGTGTATTAACAATTAATTTTTTAGTTTCTTCTCTTACCTGTTCTTCTTCTAACCCCTCATCATAAGCTATTACTAAACGAGGGACACGTAATCCTTTTAAATATTTAGCTTGAATTTTTGATATATGACATCCAGAAGTACCTATTCCGATATTACATCCAAAACTATGCATTTGAGCAGGAGCTTTATCTGATTCACAAATAATTGCTAACCCTTTTTGTTGTATATATTTATAATTTCTATGATATGCACTCAATGTTAAACTACGTTGACAAGGAATAATAGGTAACCAACGATTTTCTTTAGGACAATTAGTATCATTTAAACGTCCCATAATTCCACATAATTCTCCATTTAATGTCCATATAGGAAATGTAATTCTGCCACTATCGAGATCATAACCTATTTGATATTCTTCTTGAGTTTGGAAATCAATACCATCATTGAAAAACATCATATTGTACTTATGTAAATAAGGATTTAAAATTGATTTATCATAGGTTTTTAAATGACATTCAGGTTCAATATTGCAATTAATTATGTTTTTATAAAATCCACCAAATGGTAAATGAGTTTTTAAATCTAATTGCTGTTGTGACAATCCTAATTCATTAGCAATATATTGTAATGACATTGGGAAAGAAATATTTTTATGTTGCATTACCAATGTATAAATATTTCCATGTTGATTTGTCGAAAAACAATAAAATGACATAGTATTAAGATACAGTACAACCGCAGTTGGATTACCACCTTCTCTACGACTAAAACGAATTTCTTGTTTATCTGCATTATATCGAATATGTGTAAATCCAATATCGTTTAAAATAGTTTCAACTGCATCATGATTATTAATTAAATAATCAGTCAAACGGTTTACGTTAATACCAATACTATGTCACCTTCTTCTATTTTCTTTTATTAAATCCATCATATGGAATATCCACATATCCAATTTCTTTCATTGTATTAAATGATAAATTACGTTCATAGAGAATCTGATTTTCTGTCGTTCCAAATCTATTTTTTGGAATAAATACAACAATATAATTTTTATTTACATCAAGTGGTATCATCTTTTTTGTATGGGTGTATTTACCTGATTCATCTTTTACTCTTTGAAAAGCTTGTAATTTTTCTTTTTCATATGTTGTTAACTCACGAAACATAATAACGGTACTTGCAGTTTCAGAAATACCTCTACCTTTACCTGTGCAAGTTAAATCAAGATATCTTCGGCTCATAGATTCAGAGGAAAGTTGCGCTGTGGCAACAATTGCAACATTTTCTTTTTTACTAAGTAAAAATAACTGTTTTGCTACTTCATCAAATTCTGCCCATGCCTTATCTGAATTCTCTTTTTCTGGTTTCATAGTATCAAATATAAATTCTGTAAATCCACGCTTACTATATTTTTTAATAATTTTCTTTACATGGTTTATTGCATAATCATTTAGAGAAATAAAAATTAATTTTCCCTTTTGTTTTTGTAACCATTCTTCGCCTTTTTTTATACGTTCTTTGTCTGCATCTGTAAAACTCCCTAAGATAAATCTTTGACGATTAAGTTTATCACCATTCTTTTCTGTGTGATTGAAAACTACTGTTGACAAAACCATTTGTCTCCATTCATTCTCATCTTGTTCGTTTGCTATAATACATACATTTTCCCCTTCTTCTATAGCAGGAAGAATATACATGTTAATTGCTGTTGTTGTTTTACCTTTGCCAATATGACCTAAATGTAACAAGAGATTTTTTCTATGTACTCCAGCAAGAGTATAATTAAGTAATGGATATCCTATCTTAAATCCTACTGATTCACCACTATCCCATTTCTTAACATATGGCTGATAACCTGTTTTTAAATCTACTGCTTGTAGCTTTTGAATTTTACCAACACATACATTATTTAATTTATAATCATAATAATCATATAATTCCTCTGAATTCATTGTTTGTATTTTATCATAATCTTTTAAAACATCAAATCCAGAACTATATAAATTTAATACCATATTGGATTTAACTAAAGCTTCATAATATGTAGATATATTTTCAGAATTAAGCAACTCTGTGATTTCTTTAATTGGTACAAATCCTGTACGTTCCTCAAATCCTTTTTGTAAAACAGGTTTATCAGCTAAAAATGTAACAACTGACATATTATCAAAAACTTTATATCCTGCTTTATTCATTTGTTGTGCTAATCCATAATAGAATATGCCATCTTGAGTTAAAATGTCTTTTCCATTTACAACATTAGCATAATCATCAATTAAATCAGGTTCTTTCCAAAGGCAAAAAATAAAGTTACACTCAATTTCTTTACGATTTTCTAATAACTTTTTGGGATAATCTTTTAACTCCAATCAATCATCTCCGTCTAACCATTTACTAATATCAATACTTTTATGTTGTTTAGATTTAATTATTTCAATTGGTTCATCTTGCCACTGTTCTTGTTTTTTTTGTTGATGTTGATTTATTTTCCAATTCCTATATACATCATTAATATTATTAGTAATAATAGCAAATATATAAGCAATTTTTCCATAATCAGATGAAAAATCTTTATGTGAAATCCAATATTCAATATTTTCTTTTTGATCTTGAATTGTTTTATAAATCACTTCATTAGGATAAAAAGATAATTCTTTTAACTTTTTTGTTAAGGTAGTGGGAAATTTTTGACCTTTTTGATATCCTAAAAATTCAAAACAAATTGTGTCTTTAATTAAAGAATAATATTTTTTATCCTTTTTATCTTGTTCGTATATTTCCTTACTTTTATAATAATGTCCATTACTCGCTTTATAAAATGTATCTGATGTACCATATTCACCAGTTACTTGACATTTCACTTTACGAGCCATATAAAATCCTCCTTTCATTCAAATTAAATTATAATACAAGCATATTTATCATCATCTTACTTTCTTATTGATTTATTAAATTACTTCAATATATCAACAATTTTTTGGAGTGCCTGTGTTGGAATATTTTCATCACGGAAAGAACTAAATCCATTATCAACCATAATAGTTTTAACTTGCTTTTTTACATCAGCAGACTGTACTGTAAATTTTTTCTGAATAGTAGCAATTAATTTTTTATTTACATCTGTATCAACTTTGGTTTCTTTCTTTTTTTCAGCGTATTTAGCTGCAAATTTAGCCGTCTCTTTTTCTTTATCTTCATCATCCTTTTTCGTATCTTCAAGGGTTTTTGTTCCTTTATTGTGTTCTGCCAGAATTGCATCATTAATAGCTTTAATAAGTTCATCTACATCCATTGGAATGTTATCTACAATATCTGCAAAACGTGACTTACTATCAATACTATAATTATCATCACGGAAAGAGATACGCCTTGCTTCTTCTGAAACTTTATTTTTCAAAATATCTTTGTGATTTTTGATATCTTTCTTTCCTGTTTTTTCTTTGATAATCTTTCTATCAATATAAGCAACACCAAGAAATTGAAGTTTAGTTTTAATAGCATTAAAATGACGTTCTGTCATATTTGTTGTAACGATACTATATGAATCACCTGTAATAACATCATTAACTTCACGATTTTTAACGTGTCCAATCATAATAAACTGTACTCCAACTTTTTTTAATTCCCACAGTTTATTAAGGATAATCTCATCTGCCTTGTCTGAACCCTTACCAAAACCGCCAAAAGCTGCATTGATAGAATTAGCACGTTTATCAGGATTATCTCGATTATGCATACGAATTACTTCTGCTTCGGCTAATTCAACCAACTGGTCATATGTATCAAGTCCTATAACTTTCAAATCTTTATAATCGGTAGTCTTATTTTCAATAACATCATCGCAAAAATCAATAAATGTATCCCAATCTGGAATTTCTGCGGAAACAATGCCATTAATAGCTCTATGCCCATCTTCTTTACCGATATCCAACATGATATACCCATCATGCCCAGCAAGCTTCTCACAATATTCTTTTATAATTGTAGTCTTGCCAATACCACTTTCACCAATAAGTCCAAGAGAATAACTCAATGGATTGATTGAAACTTCAATTTCTTTACCATATTTTCTACTCAATATTACATTTCTCCTTTTAATAATTAATTGTTATATAATTCAAAAATTAGAATAAATTTTCATCATCTAAATCGGACATATCTTCTGTCCAATCTTTCTTTGATTCCTCATCTGGCTTTTCGATATCTACAATACTTTCATCTTTTGCGGGTACATAAATAGCATCCTGAAAATCTTTGTCTGAATAATCTGCCTTTACAATACCTCCTGCAAAATCACCTTTTAGAATTGGTTTAAACAAACGAAACTCTTTTACATTATTACCAAAAATAGAACCTTTCGGCTTAAAATCATCTACAGTACTAAGGCCAAGAGCAATCTGTTCTTTCTGCGCATTAGTAAGGGTAGACTCGTCAAATGGTTGCTCTTCTGCCCCATTCAACATAACCAATTCCCACGGAATATGTACTATCTTTGTTTCTTTTGGTTTTAAATTATTCATCTTATATTCATATACTTTTTTCTGATGTTCATTGCTCATATCATATGCTTTTGTATTAAATACAAAATCCATAGGAACAAATTCATTCTTTTTATCAGCAGAAATATACTGACTAATATAACCACTTAAATATGCTTTACCTGTATTTTTAACATCTGTCATATCTAATGATTTATTATTATAAAAAATATCTGTCATTACTCCAAGACGATTTTTATGTTTAGTATCATCATCTGATAGTCCATAAACATTTTCTACACTAAAATGATTATAATATTTATCCTTATAAGGTTGACGAGAAAACTGACCTGTTACATATACTCGACCTTTAAATTGTGGCAAATAATTATGCAAAAATTCAATCATATCATACTGTGTAATGAAATCATATCGTCCACCACATTCTTTACCCAAATCAACCGTATATTTACGATAATTAGCTACTTCTTTAACTACTTCTGGTTTAAATCTATCATCCCATGCCACATCAATTGCTTCATTATCTGTGTTCATAGTATGTATCGGTTCACGTTTAGAACCAAAGATTTCAACGAATCCCATATTGTGGTCTGATTCTTTAATTCCAAAATTCATTTTGACTGCATCTATTTTATCTGTTTGAACAGGTGCATAAAATGGATTTTTTGAATCCTCTTTTGGAAAACTTACTTCACCAGTGAAATGAAACGTATTACGATAATTACTCAAATAATATCATACTCCTTTAAATTTTAATATTTTATATACTAACAATTAAGTTAATAAATAAAACATTCTTTCTTCTGGTTCTTTGTCTTTACAAACAATAGTTTCTTCATCAGTATCATATGTAAGGTCATAATCTGGTATTGAATATTTGAAACCTAACTTCTGACCGCACTCACATTCAAGCCAATCATTATTCCAACGATAATTAGCAGTACACATTTTAGGAAATATAGTATGTAGAAAACGTTTAAAATGTTTCGTGAGTATCACTCCTTATTATAGATATCCCATTTAAGTTTATTGATTAACTTCTGAAACCACGCAAAAATGTGTCCTCTTAAAATTATAAATGTTTCTGCGGTATCTCCTTTCCCCTTAATAGCTTTATTTACAAATCTTTTATTGCATCTATCACAACGCCATACACCAAAAGTCTTATCCCAGATCATCTCATCGCTTTGATTGCAAATCGGACAATTCATATAAGTCACTTCCTTTCAATCGTCGAATGAAATCCCAATTTCATCTTGTTTTTGGCACATTATGTAGCATAATAATAATTATTGTAATACTATATATGGTATATTAATTTTTACTTTCGCTTTCTAAATACGCTTTACAGTCGATTGGACTATTATCCCATGTGATTTGTGGAAAAAGTACGTCTGGCAAATGTCCAAAATCACCAGTTGCCATAAAATAATTTTTGCTTCTCTCTGGTTTATCTTCAAATACCCACAGATTTTCATCTTCATCTCGTGCAATCCACGGAAGATCATATTTAATCAATAGTCGCATTAATGCACTTTCATCTTTACTGAACATAATTACTTCATCTCCTTCAGCTTATCACCAATCCAATTCACTGCTTCATCTGCTGTCTTACCTTCATTTTTAAGAGTTGTTAGAACATCTTTCAATGACTTAGAAACATTCTCTCCATATTCCTTTGTCATCTTCTCAATGTTCTTAAAAAGTGTTTCATATGTCATTATATAATATACTCCTTTAAAAAATATGTTCAAATTCCCAAAATGGATCTAACATATGAAGATACAATGGACTATCAATGTTTTCCATCTTATTCATATCAAATTTTACATTTTCACCATATGTGTTTCTGTGATGTTTAACATCTTTGATCAACTGTTTACATTCATTTTGAATCCGCTCTGAATCGGCTTTAGCCATTTCTTTTTTACGTTCTGATTCAGCTTTCTGTACTTCGAGTTTATGTTGCCTTTCAGCTTCCTTACGTACTGCTACACAATGACTTTCATGTTTCATACGATCCTCTACACTATTAAATTCCTTACCACAAATTCCACATTTAAACATTTTGTCTAATCTCCTTTTTTAATTTTTTTAATATTTTTATCATTTATTTTTTTCTATTTTCTAAAGCTACCTGATTTACAAAAGTTTATAATATTTCATTTTCTCATCTCTCTTTCTGTATTCTATTATAGATCATAAAAATATTAAAGTCAAGTGATTTAACTATTATTTTTTAATATTTTATTTAAACTATTAGCATAAACAGATTTGTTATTTCATAATATATTACTATTCATCCTGCTTATCTCTAGGCGATCTGCTTATTGAATTAGTCTTTCAGTAAGCAGATATTTTTTATACAATAGAATGCGTGATTTATCTTACTGGTTTTTCAACAGGATAAAAATATGTATTTTCAGCAGGGTTTTTACTCCACACTACCCACATAACATCCATCAATGGAGAACCTTTTCCCCTTGTTTTAAATAAAAAGTCTGGTCTCCAAGTTAAAGGTAAAATATATAGCGGTTGATGTTTTCTAAATAGAGGTAATCTTTTCTTTGCATTCCAGTATTGCGTTTTAAGTAACAGTGCAAATGGTTTATTAAATTTCAGACATTGTTCAATAAATTGTTCTGAAACCGAGAACGGAGGATTTGTTATAATCCACTGACAAGGTACTATATTGGTTTGTAAAAAATCTGTACCAGTTTGTACATCTGTTCCAATACATTTAATATTATTTTCAGTAAAGACATTAACCATATGTCCTTCTCCACAAGCTGGTTCCCAAACAGTCATTGTATTGTCAATAAGCTGTTTATCTTTTAAAAAGTCAATTAGCACTTGTGTAGCCTCTGATGGTGTTGGATAAAAATCACTTTTTACTCTACCATATTCAGAATTACCACCTGTAATTCTACTTGCAATAATTTTGTCTATTTTAGATCATTCTCCTTGTTTAATAAATTCACAATGAAATACTTCTTTTATACTATTCGATTATATAGAATTTTGTTTGCTTATATTATTGATGTTATTCCACCCATATTGTTCAAGTCGTGGAATACAAATATTATTTATATATTCTTCACTCATATCAACACCAATAAAATTTCTATGTAAAAGATATGCTTCTTTACATGTTGTTCCTGAACCACACATTGGATCAAAAACAATATCTCCTTCATTGCTCCACGAAAGAATATGATCTTTTGCTAATTGTTCTGGAAAAGGTGCCGGATGACCTTTGTAACCACTATTTGTAGATAATTCCCATATATTTTTATTTTGTTTTTGATTCTTTACGCAAACATTATTATGTCCTATTGTTGGTTTATCTTGTTTGTTTGTTTGATAAAATGTTCTCTTATCTGTATTATTCCCCTTAGTTTTACAGTCTATCATTATAGGATTAAATGTTTTTGGTTTCCCTTTACTGAACACAAACATGTATTCAAAACATTGCTCGTATCTATTATGTGTCAATGGGATATAATTAATTTTTTCATAAATCATTGTATCATGAACATTAAATCCACATTCTTCTTTTGCATATATTGCTTGCTTAAACGATGTTAATGTTTCTGAACCTTTTATAGTAGCATCGTTTACCACCCAAACTACTACTCCACCATCTTTGGTAATTCTATATAATTCTTTTAACATTGATTGATAATCAAATACAAAGCCTTTATATGTACGTAAATTATCATATGGTGGAGATGTAACAGTTAAATCTACAAAATTATCTGGAATATTGTTTTTCATAAAATTAACTGATTCATCTATATAAAAATTATTTAGTTTTAATATTTTTGTCTAGCTCCTTTACGATTTAATATTGTCTGCAATGAGATAAAACTCTTATTTCATCATATTAGAATTATATGTAAACAACTTTTCTGTAGCCGTACTACGACTACTTTTGTCAAGTGTTGTAGTTAATACCTTGCTCCATACGCACTTAAAATCTTTAGGTGCATTGTATTCTGACACGAATACGAAATTGTTTTTAGAAGTATCTCTAACCCATTGCCAAAATACATCATATTCAAATCCAATGTTATTGTACTTGGTGGTATCTTGATAAGGTGGATCACAATAGATAACCCAATTTTTCATCTTTGTTTCGTTTAATGTAAGATAATCAGTTGAAATAAATTTAATATCTTTAATATCATCTTTCTGTTTCAAAAGATTCTTTACTGCTTCTTCATAGTAATTCCTATATGTATCAATTTTCGTATGGACGATTCCAGCGTATCCACCAAACCACTTTGCATTATATGTAGCGCACAATCCGCACAAACCGAGGATCTCTTTAGGATATTTATCCTTGTTGTCTTTAACATTATTATAAAACTCTTTTGTCATAGTAACTGATTCTAATGGATTCCATCCACTCTGTACTGCTTTCAGTAATGCGATAAGATACTCATTAATGTCATTTCCAATACACCTATTGCACTTAATCTTATCAATCATATTTGCACCACCAACGAATGGTTCAAAGTATGTATGAATATCATGCTCATCAATACATTTTTGAATAATAGGTACTATCTCTTTAGAAATTCTGTTTTTACTGCCAACGTATTTTATAAAAATCATTTCCTTTCTATATCGAAGCAAATTCTCATTCTATCTTATTATGACTCTTCTGGATAATCATTTGTATTAATATTATTTTCTGTTACAAAACTTTTCAAATCTCTTTTTGCATACTCTAATTCATATTCCGCATCTTTAACAGCTTGACGTTTTTTATTAATTTGCTTTTTTAATGATGGTTTAGTATTTTTATCCTTCCAATACAAATCTCCACAACTATATCCACCGCTATCAGTGGCAACATAATATAAGTCATCATCTTCATATTCATTTCTGAAACTATCGGGAACTCTTTCAACATTCCTAAAATCAAACACTACTTCAAAATCATTAATATTATCATCTGTTACCCGAATGGCTGAATCCCAATTATTAAAATATGTATCATACATATACGCTTCGCCGTCTGCTGTTTTACGAACTGTAAAAGTCCAGTTTCTACACCAATAAACATCGGTATAGCTACCTCTTTCCATAGGTTCTCTTTGATAAAGATAATTTTTATTCAGTTTATCATATCTGCAATTTCTTGCTGTCTTTCAATCTCTGGTGTATCTATAGAATCTGAAAGTTTCATGTTTGACTCAGGTTCTTTATTTCCCCACCAATATTTCAATTTATTATTCATGTTTCACTCCCATAGTTGGTCAAAATATTTTGCAAATAATTCAAGTGCTTCATGTCTGTTCTTTTCCGCAGCCTTAGAACAATACACAAACTCTTGATAACTTTCTCCATGATGTTGCTTATTAAGAAATTTCTGTTCATACAATTCGTCTTTATCTGAATTTTTAAGTAAATCAATCCAATGGTTTAAAAATTTCTCCTGTTCTTCATCACTCATATATTCATTCGTGTCTACGTTACGGAATATTAATACGTTATTATCTTTAATCTTCGTTAGGATTTTAGTAAATTTTCTAATGAAAACCACATCAAAATCAAAGACCTCTGTGTCATCATATCCTCTGAACATTCGCTGAAAACCATATTTAATTGAATAGTAAATTTTATCTTCTATCAATCTTTTAAGCCTGTTCATAACTCACTCCTTTTCAGTAAACGAATTAATAATCGAATAATATTTTTCTGTCACAATCTTTTTAATATTTTTATATCCCTGTTTTGTTAATTCGTCTTCTACGTATAACAAATCTTCGCCGTTAGGTGTATCTGATACGATTTCAAATTCAATGAGATTTTGAGTATAAACAAAATAAATTGTCGCCGTTGCAATATTTGGAATAGCAAATATCGTTTGCACTCCAATTTCATTATACAGATTGTTATGTGCTGAGTCTTTCATTTCTTCCATTGTATTAAATTTCAATTCTGCCACGTTAATTGTCATTATGTATTACACTCCTTTATTATTTTGTAACTAATTAGACATGAACTAATATGATTACATATTTAAATCACAAATCAAAAGTCCGTAAATCTTAAAATATGTATTGGAGAATTTCGTCTTTATGCTCCTGTGATTTTAATATCTTGCTTTCTATTAAAATTTATACTCCAATCAGAAATCAAGAAAATAATTTGGAGTTGGCTGGGTATAAAGGACTCGAACCTTTTCATCAGGAGTCAAAATCCTGTGCGCTACCACTTACGCTAATACCCAATATTTTATATTTATATTATAGCATTTGATAATTTAATTGTCAATAAAAAGTTCAAATTATTTTTAATATTTTAACGATATGGATATATGTATAGGCACATATATTTCAATCTGCCTAATAATTATTTGGACGATTTATTTTTCAATTTATCCATTTCCTCTTGCAATGCCGATAACCTGATTCTAACATTCGGTAAATCGCCGACTTTTGTTGAGTTAGTTCCCAAAGAAGATTTATATTTCTCTGATGGATTCTCAAAGAATTTTGGTGCCCAATTTGCAAACACTTCTGGAGTTACTTTCCTTTCTTGTGCATACCAAGCCGCTAAAAGAAAAGACAATGATATTGTTTTATTCTTAAACATCTTAAAACGATATGTGTTGTAATTTCTAATTCTTCTACCACCTTTCTTCTTCTCTTGGTTTTCTTTATCTTGCAATTTTTTATTATCAGTCATTATCTGAGTTGTTTCATTTAAATATGAAGCTGTATTTAATATTACCCCTCTAATACGTTTGTCTATTCCAAAATTACTTAACTCATGAATAATATTATCTATATTATCTCTAGACATTTCCATTGCTTCATTTTTTGCTACCAATGAAAGAAATTGTGTAGATAAATCCAATCCATAAGCCGCAACAATTGAATTCGCTGTCATAACGTGACGTGTCCAAGAATTGTTTAAGAAATTTTCATAGACTAATTCATACATTGTATCACTCATATCAGCACGCCTAATTTCAATTGGGCGCAATGGTTTATTAGTAGTGCTCATTCGTTTATAAAACTCACAAGCTTGTTTCTCTGTGCAATTATGCAAAATTACAATATCTTGACCTTTGTTTAATAACCTATCTTGCCATTCTTCTGGTATCTCAGAAAATTTTTTACCATCAATTTCTGACACATTATGAATTTTATTATCATATATAAATTTACTATATCCTATTTTTCGCATATCCAATATTAACAAATCGTTTACAAATTTCCATATAGTTGTAAGACGTTGTTGCCCATTTAAGCATTTTAAAGGTATGCTTGTCATGTCTTCATGATAAAATCTGATTGGTTCATCAATATCAGTTAAACACATCATTGCAAAAACAAAATTAGATGCCATTGTCCTATTCCAAGTATATCCACGTTGAACTCTCATAAAAGGCTCAGGTTGAAATTTTTTACCTTCCTTTTCGATTTTTTGACGTAAAAATCCTTGTAATGTTACACCAACAGTCATCTGCTGTGTATTGATTTGTTGTATTAATGATCTAAATTCAACAGTTTTTCTTTCTGCAATAATTTGCGGAGCTATCTTGTTTTCTTTAGTTTTCTGTACTATTGTTTTATCTTCTTGCTTTACATCATCTGCCATTGATATACACCTTCTTTTAATTATATTTACATTATAATAAAACTTAATTCAAAAGTCAATAGTAAATTACCTATTTTTAATATTTTATTTTATATGTAAAAGGTATGGCCATTTATACATAGCCATTAACCTTTGAATTAAATTTTAATATATTTGATTTAAATACCATAAAATACTCTACGCCAATTCTTATAATCTGCCTTAATTTTTAACATAGTATTATTATCAAGAGTTTTTTTACATACAATTTTCAAAAATATTTCTTTTTTTATATCATCAATACTTACAGAGTATTTTTGTTCATATTTATATAGTCTATCAAACTGCCCCGACCGTTGAATATCAACCAAATACAATGAATGATATTTATAATAATTACTATTATCTAATTCTACAACTTTTGTTCTAAACCATAGAGAAATTTTAGATTGTAATCCACTCATAGAATAATAATCACTTTGCATTGAATTCGTTGCTCTTAATACCAATCCAGTGTTTTTCCAATATTTGTTAAAATGATTTCTAGAACCAACAGATACTGTATAATCAGATTCATCTAAATAATTTTTGATAAATTTTGATACCTTTTCTGGCATTTTATAAACCATATTTTTCAGAACAATTTCATTTTTATCAAAATTGAGTGAAGATATAGGTAATTTAACAATTTCTTTCAATTCAAGACCACACCAGTTCAACAATAATGTTGTGATTACTATATCATATTGATGAATATCATAAGGATTATATTTTTCCACAATTGCATTAATACACGCCAATAAATCATCAATATCTTTAAAAAATTTCAACCGGATATTATCTTTTGTTATAATCTTATCATATGTTAAATCATCAAAGTATTTTAATATATCTATTTTAACGTATCTTTTATCAATACACCACATCAAATATTTTTTAATTAGTGCCTTGCGATTATAAAACGTTGCAGTTGTAGCAACTCTTAAATATTTGAATACACCTTCTATTGCTGCCATGTCAAAATTCATCAAATCTTTGCTTTCTTTTTCTTCATAATCCGCAATAAGGGTAAAAAAGTTTACAACCGCACTAATCGTTTCTGGCTCATTATCTTGATATTCATCATAAATAAAATGAGCTTTTATCTCTGGATTATACATTTTTTGTATAGTTTGAAGTGGAATTTCAAAATCTGCGGCACATTTATTAATAAAAAAATTGTCTATCATACATAGCACCTCTAATTTAACATTTATATATTTATACTACTACAACAGTATAAATATGTCAAGTCAACTTTTAATAAGTTGAAACATAATCTTTCGGTTAAGTAACCTCTGTTTATTATCAGATAAAGTTCCAATTCTCTGTTTCATCTGAAATTTATTAATACTTGTCGTTTGTTCGACAAGAATAGTGCTTGGTTCTTTTAGCCCACAATTAACATAATCTGACAAATAAACATGAGCTGGATTCTTTTTCATTTTTGATGTAAGAGGGCATACTGTAACTATTGGACTATATATATTAGATTTATCATTTAACACAATAACGGCTGGACGCTCTCCTGCCTGCTGACATCCAATAGCATTTGAAAAAATTACATTCCAGATTTCTCCACGCTTCGGTGTAATTACATTTTCAAACATTTTAATGCATCTCCTCAAATTAATTTTTGTTTTTAATATTTTTTGTTTGTGAATTTATAATATCATTTTAATATTTTATTGTCAATAGGATTTTATACTTTTGTTTATATGCATAAAAAATACATATAAGGTTTAATCTTATGTGTATATAATATCCTATATTTACCATTATACCCTGCGAATCACTCGATTGTTATTTAAACAGTTAAAGAATGATTGAAACATATTGCTCAATTTTATTGGTTCAGTATAACATTCTGTTTCTGTTTCTCCGTAATTATCAATTGGAATAAATGCTGCTATGTAATATCCTGCATCCTCAAAATGCAATTCAATTTTTGGCTGTCCATTAATATTTTCGGCAGACTCTTTTTGATATTTGTATAACATATAATTTACTAATGAATTATAGTCAAAATCTGTTTTGTCTTTTTTACAAATTGGAACCACAAAATTATACCCATCACTACTCATTTGCTCAATTTGTAAATTTTCAATACTTAAACGTTCTATTATAAAATTTTCTAAACTCTTATTCCCCATAATTAGTTCTTTCATTTTCATACCTCCTATGCATCAAACATAATTGCAAATACAGCCTATATTGGAACGAACTCATGTTCTATATGCTATTATAACCGAAATGACTTTATTTGTCAACTGGCTATGTAAATTTTATGTAAATGTGCCGTAAGACACATTTGGTCATTAATCACAACTAAATAAAGCCGTTATCGGAATTTGTAATGCTTTTGCTAGCACATATAACGTACTGATTCTCGGGGTTTTAATGCCGTTCTCAATATCCCTAATTTCAGAATTGCTAACTCCCGATAGGTCTTCTAGCTGCATTAGCGTCATTTTCTTTTGTTTCCTAACTTCTTTTAGATATACTTTCATAACATCATCACCTAAATATAGGTTGTATGTTATCATTATTAATATACTTGGTAATTTATACAATAAATTATATCACTTATTTTCCCGCTTTGGCGGAATTATACATTTTCTTTCAATTTCGGCAATTTATATGAATTATCTACTAATTCTACATCTAATTTTTCAATATATTTCCTATGTTAATTATGATATAATAATTATGTTTGCACTTTATTTACATGAGTACGCACTATAAACTGTTCCATTTGGCATACTCATCTCATACCCATTGTTCACTTTGAATAATCTCTGACGGTTCACAACAACTCCTTTTATTTTACATATAATATTCAATGCATCAAATGGCGTTGAATTCAAATATTCTGTGCAGTTATTATCGTGTTTATCATAAATCGTAACTTGACTTTTCATATTTTATTACCCCTTGCAACTCAACTTGATTTCTGTTCGCGAATTTGCTTGCAACTAAAATGCCTTGCTGTTCGCGGAATAGAAAACCCTCATATAACCCAATCCGGTTTATCACGTTTAGTCCACTGAAACAGTTTCCGTTTATCTCTGTTATAATATTTCCGATATGCTGTCACTACATCCTTATCTCGATATTGTTCTGGCATAACCTGTACAAATGGTGTAAATCCAATATCTTTAATGTACGGCAATGGTAACGACTTACACACGCTCTCTCCCTTGTGAATCTTGCCGTACCGGTAAGTATATTCCTTACACAATTCAAGCGTCATATCACGCAACCAAAGCCAGTTAGCAAGCGATTCTCGCGTCCACTTTGCACATGGATGATTCTTACCATATAACTTGTATGCTATCTCTGGAACATTGCCAATAAAATAATAAACAGACGATAAAAGCTGATTAAACTCTGTAATCTGCTTAACAACGTGTTTATCACAGTAATACTGGGCATTTAGTCGTTGATTCAAATCTAAAATAACAATGTTCATATTTTAGTTATTGCTACTCCTAATCATATTTTTAACCATTAGCTCAAACGCTAATCCCGCATAATAATCTTCGTGCCCATCATCATATGTAACAACAACATCATACAACTCATCCCATCCAATAGTATATGAAACTAAATCTTTAAAAGCTTCCAAGCGTTTATCCTCTGAAAACTCTTTATGATACCGTTCTGTATTCATCTCAAGTTGCTATTTGTTTGCTGACCATAAACACACATCAATAATCATTTCAAATTTTCTCCTTAGTGTTGCCAAATCTCTTTTCAAAATTCTCACAGAATGCGTCTGTTACATCATTACCACACTCAATTTCTTCCAGAGAATATCCATCATCATTCCTAATACTTTCATCATAATTTCTTGACTACCTCAATTATTTTGCATCAATAATTATTTTATCGTCTGAATCCTTATGAAAATTAATAAAGCTTTTGCTATTTTTGTTTTTTCCCTTATTATAAATCCATAGTAACTGTTCTTTACAAGCGTTTTGAGACAAACTAAAACTTATTTTCCTGTTTGTCTCTACATACTCTTTATAAACATTTTTATAAAATGAAACCGGATTAAATGCTTTAAGGGTATATAGTCTAAACAACATTTGCTTAACCTTCTCTTTGATTACAATGAATGGCTTCAAAGTATCAAGATATTGATAATATTCTTCTAATAAATCCCAATTTGCAAAATCTAGCACTTCCCCGTTCTTTATTTTTTCTCTAAATCTTTTAATATCTGAACCAAAACAAATCGTTGATAAAACAGATGTTGTTGTTTGCTTATATTTTTTAGCTATTTCAATTATTTTTTGATATTGCTTATTATTATTTTTAGCATAGATATTTATGTAATCTGCTGTTCCCCAATCTTGATGAGTGGAATTCATAGTTATAATAAGATTAATTTCATCTTCGGCTTCGATTACTGTGTATTTTAGCATTAAATCAGCATTTTCTTGTTCATTCAATTCCTTAATGGCATAATATCTATGATGCCCATCAATAATTGTTCCGTCTGGCTTGATTTTAATTTCATCTTGTTGCCCAAAATTCTGTATAGATTTTTTAAGTTTGTTTATTTGTGATTTACTGATATTTCTATTTAATATACTTGGTTTGAAAAAGCTCAAATCATTAGTTTCCATAATTCTTCCAACTTCAATAAATTTACTACTCTCCATTAATTATCTCTCCTTTTCATGTTTCAATTATCTTCTTACCATATCAGTTTGTCAAGTCACAACCTTGAATCCCAATGCATAATGTCAATACCGTAATGATCACGTTTCTTTTCTTTATTATAATGATAAATAGTTTCATATACTGCACATACAATTAGTGTAATAATTTCTACCATTTTAAACACTCTCCTTGCTGTTCATAGATTCCAAGAATTTTATAACTGCCTGCCGTCAATATATAATCAGGGTGTAAAATAATCCACGGTTTCACCTCACGCAAAGTATGGAATAATTTCAATCTTTCTTTACTATCTGTGGCTGTCTTATACCATGCCATATATACCGGAGCACCGTTATACTTTTTACCATTCAGCACACAATAGAAGACCTCATTCCTCGTCATAGTTCATCACCCTTCCTTTACTCATAAACTCACCGTATCTGCTCTCTAGTGTGTCAATTACGTTCTGATATGCCTTATATGTATTTTCATTATCATCTACTGTAAGGGCATTCTGAAAGCCAATGCACATAGCTATCACAGTATCACGCATATGATTTTGACCTCTTTGATAATCGCTCATAATTTAACCCTCATTCTTGTTCATATTCTCCATCAATAATTTCATTTTTATGTATAAAGGAATAAACCCAAACAATCAGTATGACATTTTCTTGATTCTTTGCTCTATTACAATATCCAAAGAATCAAGTATAATATTTTCACGTTTTATAATCATATTATTTTGAAATTAATATCTTATAGGCAAAATAACTGCTATGTTTTCTCCGTCTGTTAAAAATACTGGTT